ACCTCCAAATTTAGAAGGTTGATTTTATCAAGCATTATGGCATTTTCAGAGGCGCACTCTTTGCGCTCCAGCTTGATTTCGGTTAGTTCCTTTTTGGTAAACTCAGCAAACTCTTTGTATTCGGTCTTAATAACTTGAAGTTCTTTTATCGCTTCAGATTTAGCCGCTTGCTTTTGCGCAAAATAGCCAACAAAAGTGCCACCCGTTCCAAATCCCAATACCTTTGCCGCCTCTAAAAATACTGTTGAACTGTCCATTTCTAATTACTATCCTTTTCCTGTGATTTCTGATACACCTTTAATGCCGAAGCAATAGCCGTCACTCCTGCCATTATCATAGTGGCTTCCGTTGCGTAATCCGTTCCGAATATGATAACGTACCAACCCATGAACGCAGCGTTAACAACTAGCCAAATGACCGTGGCACGGGTGGTTGAGTACTTCCCGTTAGGGTCTAAAAGTTCTTTGAGGAAGTCCATTACAACTCAATGATTCTGTAAGTGAGGTAAACCTTAATGTCGGAGTTTCCTGCGGTTGGATTGCCTGTTCTTACGGATGCTTGAATACTTGCGTTTTCAATAATCTGAGTATCAGTTGCCGTTGTTGTAGTTATCTCTTGTAGCTTTTTTTGCATATCAACAGTAGCGTTAATAACACCCGCCCCATATTGCTCGTCAGTTGCGCCATTAGTTTTAACGATGATATTTGTATTAGTAGCGTATGCTGAAGAATTGTACGTCATTGATACATTTGCACTCAACACCTCAATAGCAAATCCAGACCCAGGAGCCGCAACTATCTCAATAGGTGCTGAATTTAACGTTAGAACGTCAGCCGTTGCAATGGTTAGTGATGCTTCTTTAATACAAGCGCAATTACCTGTGTTGTTTTGAGATACCCAAGCGGTGCCATCGTAAACAACCACAACCGCGTTCAAAGTATCAAACCTCAAATCCCCTTTCAATACATTGGTTAGCGTGTCAATATTAGCGTGGTCTGTTCTTGGGAGTCCATTTGCACCACTCATTCTGTAATTTGAATTGTCATTGTAATAGATGCCGCCATAAGGGTTAGCATCTTGGTTTTGTGCGCTTGCTCCTATTGAAGCAAACAGCAATACAAATAGAATTAGGTTTTTCATTTTGTTAGCATTGTAATAGATAAGTCTGAATAGGCTTTTCCGCTGTTGATTATTACTTTATTAGTTGGGTCTAATGAATCTAAACGCCAGTTAACACCGACTGCAATTCCGTCAGTATCTACTGCCTGAACTATCCCGACCTCTTCACCGAAACTATGTGTAATGGTTGTATCTGTATTTGATGCCATCGTCACAACCTCCGTGTATTTCATAGCCATTGCATCGATGAAAGCCCTGAACTGCGATGAACTTGGTGCATCTCCCGAATCAAAGTAGGATTTTAGAGTAACTCGATTAAATATTACCGCCATAATAGTATAAGTCTTTATTGATTGGTAATCTGTCTATCTGTTTTCCTATCCCTCTAATCTGATAGGATGTGGTTTTCTTTTTTTCTTCAATCTTCAAGTACCCAACCGTGTCTAAAGTATTGCTCATGGTGTCCAAATGATTGAGCATTGAACGCCTTTTAAGATTGGCTTGGTTCTTCCAGTAGTTCAAGAACGCTTGAAGGTTATTGCCCGTAACAGCAGCAGCCGTTTCATTTGAAATCTGTTGCAATCCTTGATGGCTAACGTTTACGCCACTATTTATTGAGTACCCGTAGAACGTTGAATGCGCTAAGTATGGTTGAACGTAACCAACTAGAAACGTTCCAAGCTGCACCTCTGTCCAATTGGCTGTATTTGCCGTGGTTGGTTTTGAATCGCTGTTGCCTTGTGCCGCCTTGAACATTTTTAAAACGCCCGTTTCAATTACCGTTACTTTGTCATCAGTTACGTAGGTATTTGTGATGCTCCATTCCTTTACATATTCCTGACTCAAAGTATCAAGTGCCGCGTAAAGTAGAACGGGCAAAGTATTGCGCAGTTCCTCGAATACGGGGTACATATATGGAAGCACCTTGTCATCTGAAACGTTGATGTTTAAGGGTATTACCTTCGAGTCAACTAAATATTGCTTGTCAATCATGGTTGTTCTGTTTTTGGAATGTAACCATCCATACCTAAATTAACCAGTCCTCTGATTTCCTCGTCAGTCATGCGTTCAAGTACCTTAGTGGCAACTAGTGGGCTAAGTGCTGACAACGCATCTGATGTGGATGTTCCAGACTCACCATCGGCTACTTCAATAGGAGCATATCCCCCAAGCTCTCTAATTTCGTCCGCTGTTAACTTAGCAACCAACCAATCGGGAGTATCTTCAATCAATTCTAGTGGCTCAATTGCCCAATCAAGTAAAGGAAAAACCATCTCGAATGCTTCACTAACTAATCTCTGAATGTCTAACGAAATCAGCCCGAATAGCTTCATCGTGTTAAGTAGTTCCTGAGTGTTGCCTAATTGCCCGCTTTGAGCGAAGCCCGGTATAAGTATCGTTGGCACTTCCATTCCACGACAAACCCTTCTACCCACCCTGTCAACCGCTGCCGTGGTTGCGTTGAGCAACTTTTCAGAATCAAAAGTTAATAGTGTCGGTGCTTCTTCGAGCTTGTCAACTTGAATATGTAGTAAAGACGTTGCGTTTTCCCCTGAAAACTGCTCTAGATTTTTGTCGAAGTAATCCTGTTCCGTCCTGCCACTTTCGTCTTCTTCGGCGTTGTCAATTTGACCAACCGTTGTTAATATCGCATCTGGTCGAAATCCTTTCTTTACGTTGCGCCAATCCAACCGACCAAGTGCTGCATCGCTCTCGATTTCTTCCATTGCAGCCCATGCAACAGGTTTTGGATAAATCTTTTGCCCTGCCTTTTGCTCGAAATGATAGACAATGTCGCCTATCTGATAGCCATATTCTTCAATCTGTTCTGTAATCCTACGTAGTCGGCTATTTGATGTTTCGTGGCTGTCGAAAACATCCATATAGATACGGTTTTCCTTTTTGTCTTTCCCGTCTGCCAGCTCTTTATTGTAGTAATAACCGCCATCATCCGTTGCGCGGACACATTCAAACTCTAAAGCGTACACCCTGAATGGCTCGCCAAGTACATTGTAAATAACTTTCAGCGCAACACCACGAAACAGCCCTGCAAAATCACATAGTTCAGCCTGTAATTGGTTAGCCGTTTGCTTTGGATTCAGCTTTAAAGATGAAATAGACTTGTCCGCAAATCCTCTACCCTTGATAAACGTAGATTTAACCTCTCGACAACTTGAAGCTGTTACACTTGCTTCAATGGCACAGAGTAACTCGTTAGGTAACAAGTTATTTAGCCCGTAATCGTACCTTTTCGCTTGCTTATTATGGTTGATAATAGCTGCACGATTCATTAAATTGTCAGACTTACGGGTGTTCGTAGCCTGAACTGCTTTAATCCTACGTTTGCTTTTATTCGTAGCCACGGGTTACGCCTTTTTTTCAGATTTAACCTTTGGTTCTGCAACCTCCACAATTAAATGTGCAAAGCCATGAACTTTAAGCATCGATTTTGCTTGGTCATCTGTAAGCGTTTCAGATGTGATTCGTCCATGTCCTTTAAGCATTATTTCAACGCCTTTGAACTTTGGATTGAAGCTGTATTTTTGTTTTCCTTTACTCATTTTCTTCGGTGTTATTAGTCTACTTAATTCGATGTAAGCTAGTATCTGTTCGTTCCTGCAAGTTCGGCATAATTTAGAACCAAAAACCTCCCCGTGTAATTCAACGAGGAGGTTCTTATTTGCTTCTACAAATGGTTTGCTTATCGCTTTAGCAACGCGCCTGCCAAGGTTATCTACCACCGTGCACCTCCCATGGTCTTAAACAACCAATGCGTTTAAGGTTGCAAGGTTAGTTACAACCGTTTCACCTTCGTTGAATACCAAAGCAGCGTTCGGAAGGTCACCTCCAAAGGTCATTGCGATGCTCGTATCATCATTGATAGTTACACCGTACTTCCAATCTCCTGCCGTTGTGCTGATTCCGTAATTGTCGAACCGACCGTCTGGGTCGTTTGCGATTCCAAATACCTCAAAAGTTCCTGCGTTTGATTCCGTCACTAGAAACACGTCAACAGCGTCCGCCAATGCTTCAACTGAAAATCTTTCGGCTGCTGATTTCGCGTACAAAACAGCGTTGAAACTTTGCGTTCGCATGTTCACCACTTCGCCAGCGGCTAGCGCTACACCAGCTCCATGCTTCAATCTTTTGCCTGTTACTTTCTTGAAGCCTTTTGTAGCTGCAAAAGTAAATCCTGTGACTTCACCTGTCGTGCTAATTGCAACCGCGTCTAAATCAGCAACACTGCCGATGAAGAACGTGGCATCAAATCCACCTTTTTTCTGAATTGCATCACAATTTGGGTCTAAAGCCAATAGTGAGTTTGAACATCCTGCCATAATATTTTTTTTTAAAAGTTAGGGGTTGACATTTGCCAACCCCTTAAATTTGGTTACCCTCCGTAAAGAGTAATGTATCTTTGGTTAGTACACCATGTGGCGAAAGCTTGTACGTTTTTGTACCAATAGGTTTCTGCACCGTTTGCGTTCTCACCTGTTTTAAGCTGCGAAATGTCCGAAGCCAAATCCATAAGAATGTGCAAGTATTTCTTTGGAGCTGCTATCATGAATCCAACCAAAGGCTTGAACAAGATTCTGATTCCGTTGTAAGAAACATTCTCACCTTCAACCAAGAAGTTCTGATTTGAAGCTGCACCCACCGAGTTGTTCGCGATTTTGATAAGCTGCAAATGCGCTAAAGGGGCGTAGATAGTCATATCTTCTTGCTTGATTACTTTAGGGTCAAGAGTAGCATACAATAAAGCATACTGAGCGGCAATGTTTGCGCTAGTAATTGCCGTAATTGAGAGTACTTTCTTGTAGTCTCCAAGACCTGCACCGGGAACTACTTTAGAAATTGAATCGTTGTGCAAGATAATTGCAGGTAACGAGTTCACCAACTTAACGGGCATCGCAGCGGCTAATGTTTGCGCGCCTGCCGAAATAGACCCTTGAGCCGCCCCTGGTGTTAATCCTGCAATCAAAGATTTCTGTGCTGTTGTCGCTCCATCCCAAGTTGCGTATTCCATTGTCTCGGAAATAGCTGGGGAAATGTCTTGAAGTACCGCGTTATCAAATTCACTTGATACCGTGTTGAATGCTCCACCCGCCATTGAACGTTCAAATCGAGTGTCAAGTAAAGTGTTGTAATCAACGGTGTCGGCAAATTGAACTTTAGTTAAAGAGACTGGTGTCTTCTCAACCGTCAATGTGTCTGAGCCTGTTGCAACCGCAGCACTTGAGTAGGCTGCCATATTGACAACCGCCTTACTCTCGTAAACGTCCGCGCTTGACTTGTGGTTTTCGTTGATTGTTACGTCTCCATCGCGAAACGTACCCCAATCTGCGTAAATCTCTTTTTGGATTTCAGCCAATTCTGTTTGTGGGAGTTTAGTTCCCGAAAATACTATTGCCATTGTTATTTATTTTTGAATTTTTTTAACTCCGTTTTTAACCAATTGATTTGCTCTTGTGAGCATTTCCCTTTTAAATGATTTGATATTGATACTCCTTTGGGTAATGATTTTAGGAACTGCTCGTAAGTAACACCTCTATCGAATGGATTTAGGAAGACTTTTTGAGCGTTCATTATCTCTTTCCTTTTGATTCGTTATACTTCAATTTCTCAAAGTTGCTCATGTCCTTGAAGTCCTTTGCAACTGCTGGCTTTCTTTTTTCTTTGCTACCGTCACCGACAACAATATTTTTCATCCCGTCAAGCAACGTAACAATCTTGTTCATGGCATCAGCTTGTTTGGTTTGGTTAGCCAAGATTTCAGCGTTAGCGTTTTCAAGTGCTGTGATTTTAGCGTTCAATGCGGCTACCTCCTCGCTGTTGTCCGCAGGTTCTTCACCTGAATCAGCCGCATTAATTTCTGAAACAGCACCATCAGCAACAACAATTGTTCGACCATCTGCCAGTGCGTGTTCCCCTTCGGGTGCTGGTGTCTCCATCGTTTCGTCTGTGAATACTGCCGTACCTACTGCTAGGTCACCATCGAAGTAAACAGAACCGCCCTCTGACAATTCAGCCGATGCGTTTTTCGTTTCACCTTCGTTCTTCATTCCAATAGCTGTTGCCATCTTGTTAAGCGTGTCCAACATTTTGTCAAACCTTGTTTCGTCTTTAGCCATTTCTGTTTTATTTTGATTTATTTTATTTGTCATTGCAGCCTGTAACATGTTTTTCGTGTACACAACTGACCGTTTACTATTTTCTGCCTTTGCGCCCTCAAGTTTCCCCGTGGCGAATCCTAAACGAATTGCTTCGTTTGATGTTAAATTTGTGGTTGCCGCCATTAGCGCGGTTACTTCGTCTCGCTTGTCTTCGCCTATTACCTTGCAATAGATGTCAACAAGCTTTACTTGCTCCTGCTCAATTTCATTCGCGAATAGTCTCAGGTCGTTCGCTTCTAATTTCCACGGCAACCCGAAAGCATCAACCCATACTGGGTGAATGATTGCGTCTGAATTTTCAGCGATGAGCCGATTTTCTCCTGCAAGGAATAGAATCATTGCAGACGAGTTTACTTTGTAGCCGTGTGTTGTAATTGTTTTGCCGCAACCCTTTAACATATCATATATGATACGCGCCTCACTTGTAGAACCACCGTCTGAGCGAACTTCTAGTTCTATCTCGCTTGCGTCTTTATGAAGGTCTAGAAACTCTCTAACGGTTGTAGCTGAGAATACTGGTTGCGCTTCGTCAAACATCTCCGCGAACGTGTCGTTTTGCGCAATGTCTCTATCACATATTAATTTCGGTGTACTCACGAATACAAAACTAAGCTGGACTTTCGTATCTTTGACAAATACAAAACATAAGTGATACCACCAAATGAAAGACGAAGATAAATCTAGGGTAAAGAATTGGAAGATTCGAGGTGCTAGATTAGACCCTGATATGGATAAAGTGTTTCAAAAGAAACTAAAGGAAAACGGAGATAGCCAAAGTTCAGTTATCCGTAAGGCTGTTCGGAATTACACTAAGGACTAAACGAAAGAAGCCCAACCGAGTTAACGATTGGGCTTCATTGGTGGTAGTGGTGTTACTTGACTTGGTAGAAGTGTTCCTTCCAATCACCAATCCAATGAGAAAGTCCTTGCTCATTAATCAATTGAAATGCACGTGGGTCTTTATCTTGCTCATAAAAAC